GTCTCCCGCCGCAGCGCCGTTTGCGCTGACTTGCAGCACAGGAAAGTCGCTAGTGCCAGAAGCAAACGCAACAGAATAGCCTGATGTGCTTTTTGGGACGATTGCAACTGTTGCGGCAGAGTACGCAGTAGCAAGATTTGTCGCGTTGGTCGTCCCGCCTGTCACCTGCAACTTGGCATCGGTTGCGGTGCTAGGAGTTAAGTTGATACCGAAACGGCCCGACGTATCTATCCTGACCCTTTCGCTGCCTCCGGTGTAGAAGGTCATCGGGAGGAAAGAGCCAGTTGGCAAAACACCAGAGCGGAGAGTGACTTCGCTAGTCGTTATAAATAACTGGCCTAGTTCGCCAGCAGTCACCGCTGAAGTGTTGTAAAAGTTATAGCCCGATTCAGTCGCCGTTCCGTTCGGTATTGCTCCGACGCGAGTCAAGCCATTTGTCACGCTGTTCTGGAACATGAGACGGCTGCTAACCGTCGCATTATTCATGTCGCCCGTGATGCGCTGGGCGGTGCTGGAGAAATTGAGGTTGCCGGTGGTGATCGTGGCCGAAGCAATACTGAGATTGCTGAGCGTGAGGCTAGTCAGCGCGAGGTTCGTTACCGTGGCTGAGGTGTATGTAGCCGTCGTGCCCGAGACAGTTGTAATCGTTGCGCTAGTCAGGTTGCCATTTGAATACGTGACGTTCGTACCCGACACCGACGCAATCGTGGCAGACGTAGCCGCCAGTTGAGACACCGTACCGCTTGAGTACGTGACGTTCGTGCCAGAGAGCGTGGCAATCGTGGCAGAGGTAGTTCCCAACTGAGTGATGTTGGCACTGCTGAATCCAGCAGTCGTACCCGTAACCGTCGTGATGTTGGCCGAGGAACCCGTGATCGTCGTGATGGACGCGCTGACCGCAGCCGTGATCGTGGCGCTAAAGATTGACGGACTATTCTCAAGAACAACACTGCCCGTACCAGTCGAGTTGGCAATGCTAATGTTAGGAGTCGCGCCACCTGATGAAGCAAGCGGACCCGAAGCAGTGACAGCCGTGACCGTACCACCCAAGCCCGTCGCAGACAGCGTGATGCTGCCAGCACTGTTCGTGATGGAGACGCCTGATCCTGCCGTGAGGGTCGAGAGCGTGTAGTTTGATCCGTTACCAATCAGCAGTTGGCCGTTGGTCGGAGTAGTGCTAAGTCCAGTGCCGCCGCTAGCAACCGTAACAGGCGTATTAAGTGCAATTGAGCCTAGGGTAATCGAAATCCCGTTACCAGCCGAATACACCTGAGCCTGACTAAACTCAGCGAACGTAATCGCGGTTGAGCCAAAGGTAATGACACCCGGCGTATTACAGACGTAGGCCGCGCCTTTCTGGGTCGTACCGCCCGTCGTAAAGAAGTAGCTACCAAGGTCGAGCGAGTCAGAACCACCCTCACCATACGTATCCGCATCCGAAGAGCGGGTCATGACATACGGGGTTGAAGCCGTACCAACCGTCGTTACAACGTAGATACCGTTTTCAGCCTGATCATCACAGTCCTTGATGAGGACACGCTGCGCTGCTTGAGCCACCGTACTGTCGATGACCAAGGTTCCGTTGGCCGTAGCCGTCAGAGTCGCGCTAACACCCGCAGTGCCGTTGTTGTAGTTGTCGTTTCGTCCTGAATCGGCTGGAGTGGTTAGGACAACGGCTTCGTGAATGTGCAGAGCAGCCGACGACATGTTATCGACGTACTCTTTTGTCGCAGCATCCGACTGAAGGCTCGGCGCACCAAGGTTGATGATCCTGCCACTAGCAGCAGTGATGTTGCCAGACAGATCAAAGTTGACGGACTTCTCAGACGGGTAGGTAACAAATACCTTTTTCTGCCCTGCGGAGAACGTGACCTTCGCACCGCTCGCGCTTGATGACAGCACCGTATCTCGGGAGAGCGTCGTCCCCGATGAGGTGTACGTGCCAATACCCACTTCCCACTGAGTGTCACCCGCAATGGTGTAGTAGGTCTGGTTAGCGTTTCCTACGACCGCAAAGGACTGATACCCCGGCTCAGCACCAGCCAGAGTAATCGTCCCGCTGCCAGTCGAAGTCGTCGTCTCAAGGACGCGATCAGCAAGCACGAGGGCCATGTCACCCTCCGATTAAGCGATACGAAGAATAGCAGTCGAAGCCGCAGCAGCCGGGAACTGAATGGTGAAGTTACCCGCCGTCGAGGTCTTGTCACCACCAAACGCCAGCACCGCCACAGCCTTGTTACCCTGAGTCGCGTTGTAGATCAAAGCACCGTTGGCCGTGATCGTCGCGCTCGGGAAGGTCAAGTCATCAAAGTCGATGAAAGCCGTCGTGCTGCTGGAAGTTGGCACCTGCGAGATCGTCAGCGTCAGCCCACCCGCCGTGTAGTTCGTACCGGACGAGGAGACTTCATCCGCCGAAGAGTACGCCGTAGTGGTCGCGCTCAACGTAGCCGACGAAGTGAAGAGGGCCAGCTTGAACACATCCGCAGCCGTCGAAGCGCGGATCACGCCGGTACCAAAGTTGTGGATTCCGTCAAGGATTTCTACCTTGAACGAAGTCGTCATTGCTTGTGTAATAGCCATTACAGGTCTCCAATTAAGTGTGCGATTTCCGCATAGCCTTGTTGATCTAGTTTCTTACATATCATCTTGCGTTCGGCTGCTTTAGCCTCGCTCAGATACTTCACCAGCCAATAATGCAGTGCTTCCTTTGAGTCGGCACTGAGTATGCGGTTAGCCGCACGTTCTGCAATTTCTTCAACGGTGTGCTCACGATAATCAGTCGTCTGCACAAACACGTTCCCAATTTCTGTACTGCCGTTAAACATCAAGTCACCGGAATCCTAACTTGTCCAGACCGGTACGCATCCTGACGATCCAAGCCGTCACCGAGACGCTTCAACTGGCCGAGGGCTTCTTGGTACTTCTGCTCGTAGTAGGTCATCATGTCCTGCTCACCCTTCAAGTAGGTGTACGCCTCGCGCAACGACCCGTAGAGCAAAACAGAATCAAAGTTATTACCGAGCCAAGAAGTCCCCGCCGTCACGATGGATACCGGGTAGTAATAGTAGTGCAGTTCCGCAGTATAGTTTGCGTTTGGGGTCGGCCCCAGCAACATCGTCGTAGCATCGAAGATAGCGTAGTATTTAGGCTTACCTGAAGTCGCCGGGAACGGGTACGAGGCTCGGATGAAGTTCACATCCTTATTGAGCATGTACTCGTATTCGCCCGTCGTACCATCAATTACCGCTATCGAAAACGTCGAGAGCCAGTCAGACGGTAGGGACATATATTGATTCCCGTTGCTCATCGAACCGGTCACGTTTTTACGAAGTGCCGGAAGCTGGACCGTGTTGTAAATGCGCTGCTCAGCAACCTCCACAAAAGTAGGAATATTCGCCACGAAGGAAGTCTCCGTGGACTGACAGTAGTCCTGAATCAGTTGTGTAAGCTCTGAGTAATTCATTAGCTCCAGCCTGCGCGAACCTTACCGTTGTTCTGCAAATTGATTTGCGAGACGAACTTCTTACCCTTGGTGGCAGCGCCAGCACCCTTCATATCCATGTGGGTGACGCCCTTGTTGACATCCTTTTCAGGATAGCCATTCTGCCCAGTCGAGTCGGTGTTCGGCTTAATCTTGCCGGGGTTCAGTTCTTTCATGGCACTTACCTCGGGCCAGAGGACTTACGGACCGGGCTGCGCTGGTTCATCACCTTCGCCATGTTCCGACCGTACTTCTTCATTTCGCTGTTGGTCTTGCCACCAGCCCGCATACCGTGAGCCTTGCCCGCCGGAAGCGAAGCGTGTTTTCTCAACGCTTTCATTGCATCGCCGTTCTTCATCTCAATCTCCTAGGTCGTAACGACCGTTACCGTTCCTACTTCACCAGCCGGGGCTAGTGTGTTCGGAGTTAGTTCCGCATCGAAAGATCTTGATCCGCCGACCGGGTTCCAACCCCATTGTATCTGACGGCTACCGTTTGCGCCGTCATTACCTACAGCAAAGTAACTCGTATCCGGTCTCGGATTCCGCAAAGCCTGCGGATCGTCCACGGGATACAAACCAAGCGATAACTGCGGCTGATCCGGCTCCCAACACTCCGGACATACCAAGATGTTGACGTTCTTGGTTTTGATTACGAGAGACTTCAACTGCCGAAGCTTGTATTGAAAGCCACAGCGGTCGCACATCGCAATCGCGTTTTTGCCACTGGCAAACCTGTTTGGCATTAGTAGCCACCCAAGAAACTCTCACGTGGGACGAATCGCACCGCCGCCTTTTCGCGGTCTTCACCTGCCGCAAGATCCCAAGCCTCGTCGTACTGAGCCTTCAAAATGGCTGTACGTCCTTCTGCTCCGGGGATCTTCATCGACAGCATATAAGCCAAGCCTGCAACCATACAGGGCAGGAAACGGAACGGGATATCTTGCCCATTCACGCCTGTACCGGGGTCAAACATCCGCCGCAACCGCGTGTAGTACAACGTCCATGTGGTCGAATTGTCAGGCTTCGGCCACACCGTAAATTGCGGGTAGACAATCACATTATCCGCACCCGTGGCACCCGTACGACGATTGATCCAAATCTGAATCGGGCGACCCGTCGCATTCTTGTTCGGGATGGAGACGTAGGTGCTGGACGAGATACGGCTGATGTTGATGTCCTGCTGATTCGTCCCAGAGCCAGTGCGGATTACGTGGTCAAGCAGATCAACCGTATCCACCGGCAGGTCATACGTACCGACGTTGTAGGTCAGGGTGTGGGTGCCCTGCTCCAGCGTCCAGAGGTTGATGCCCCGGTTAGCCCAGTCCATCAGCAAAAGCGACAGACTACGCTTCGACGTACGGAAGTCATAACCCGTACGCAGTTCAGAACCGCAACGCTCGTAAGCCTCTTCAATGATCGTGTTGAGGTCGAGGTTGAAGTCGGTTGTAGCTGTAGTCTTGTCAGCCATTACTTGCCTCGTTCTTCGATCAGCTTAACCCGCATTTGCAGATCATAGATTTTATCTAGCAGTTCTTCTTTCTGTCTTTGCCGGGCAGACGCACTGATCGGACTATCAGTCGGAACGCCTTCCGGCGTAATCAAAGCGGGCATCTTGCCTTCGATAGCAATCAGACGATTGTTGAATGATGTGATCTCCGACAGCAACCAGCCGACAGCGACCAGAAGCACCGGAAACAACATATCCACAATCTTCTGCATGTTCACTTCTTACTTGCCCCTTTGACGATACGCACGGGTTTTTTGCGAGATGCCTTTGGGTTGGGCGACGAACTGCTTGCCTTGGGCTTTGCCTTTTCGCTTGGCGGCAGTGGTTCGGGCGTACTCAGCAGGGCTGAGAGCTTTAATCGCAGCCTCTGGTAGATATCTTTCACCCGTATCAGAAGATCGTTTACCACTCTTAGTCCTCCATTTCTGGGCAGTCCATGCCTTCAAGGATTGCTGCGGAGCCTTCATGACTTATACCCGCCGCCTTTTTCCTTGTACCGCTTAGCCAGTAACTGCGCTTTTCTCGCGCTCCACTGCCCTGCTGCAGTACCTTGAACCGCGCTATTTTTAATACTGTTGAACAAAGCTTTACGCATTCCGGGCTTGGTGTAATTACCGGCTTCATTGACTTTGCTCTTAACTTTACCGCCTTTGGCGTAAGACAACTCTTCTTCTCTCATGACCTTGAGAAGCTCACCACCACCCATCGTCCGCATCATCTCTCTGGCAGTATCTTCGTCGCCATATCTTTTAATTAAAGCCTTTAGGATGCGGGCGTTGTATTGAGTGTAGTCATCTTTTGCGGTTCCGCCTTCCTTGAAAGTGCGGATGGGCTTACCCGTCCCGATCACAGGCTTGCTATCCCCACGGCGCTTGGCCCTAGGGACTTTGTTTTTAGCAATCGCGCCCATGCCTCGGGAGGGGAGCATTAGACGTACTTCCCTCGGGTCTTGCCACGAAGTGCGATGCCGTCAGCGCGACGTGAAGCGGATGAGCGAACTGAGCCGCCCTTCTTGTATCCCCCCGCCATATCCGCCGCCAACTTATCGTCGAGCATCTTCTCGACCTTCTCCCGCATACGCTTGGGCGACTTTTCACGCGACGCTGCCGCAGATTCCCGGGCACGATAACGCTCAGAGAACGAAGGAAGGTCTTTGCGAGCCAAGCTACGACCGGCTGATTCAGAAGCATCGTCAGCACTCTTACGGAACGCGCCAGATGTCCTGCCATATGCAGATCCAGCAGCGGACCCAAGCTTAGCCGCACCCGCCGTCATAGCGATGTCTTTGGCATAGCCACGAGCCTTACCAGCTCGCTCTTCAGCGGACATGCCCGTCTGCTCAGCCTGACTGCGGTAGCCCGAAGCACGGTCGCTCGGCAGCTCACCGCTACGGGAAGTCCGAGAAATCGCTGCGCTGGCCCGCTTAGCCGTCACCTGCTCGCCAATCCGGCGATTGCTGGCTTCGGTCTCTTCTGCCGACGCACGGCGACCACCACGAGTAGAAGGCCCTCGCGAAGAAGGCATTGAGGTGTCGCTCATCACACGGCGGCTCGTAGGCGACATGAACTCGTCCGGAGTTAATTGACGCGCAGGCGTTTCTGCCGACCGGCCACGCAACTGCTCCAGCAACTTTAAATTGCCTTCCATCGTCTTAGGACGATTCTTGTAAGCCTCCGGATCAAGTCGGCGGATTTCCGCACCAACTTTGCCGTACCGCTCTTCGTCAGTCATTCTCTTTGAAGCCATGATTACACCATTTTGCCTCGGGTTTTACCGCGAACGGCGATGCCGTCAGCTCGCTTAGAAGCTGAAGACTTAACAGCGCCACCCTTTTTAAAGACTCCTCGGCCCTTCAAAACGTCAGCGCGAGTAATCTTGCCGTCACCCGTTAGGTCTGGCATTCCGCCCTTAGCCATCTTTTTAACGTTGCCGCCATGCTTCATGCCGATAGTGTCGGCTTCCGGACTCTTCTGAAAGTTCTCGTAGGCCTCGCGCATCTTCTTAGCCATGTCTTGATCTTTGACGGCTTGAATAGCGGCAGTCTGCTTCTGAGCCGCAGCCTGACCACGAGGACTGGTCGGACCATACGATCCGCGAGTTTTTGGGCCACTACTCATTTGCAAACTCCGCCCATCATCATCTTGACCATCTTGCCTTTGGTCTTGCCCTTGCTGGCGACGCCATCAGCGCCCTTGCGATAGACAGAACCACCGTCCGAATAAGCCATACCGCCACCGGCCATTTTCTTGTTCTTGACCATCGCACGACCCATCTTGTCAGCCGTACGGTTCTTCATGGCGCGACCGGCCTTATCAGCCATCTCGCTCATCTCGTGCTTGATCATCGACTTCGGAGCGCCTTTCTTCTTCATGAAGGACACTTCCTTTTTCATCATCGCCTTGGACTCTTTCATTTGGATTTACCTTTGAATTTGCGGCCCTTGTCGGCCTTCATGAACTCTTTCCCGACTTTCGACGGGATGCCCAGACGCTTAGCCGCTTTGGGATCGTTAGCGACCAAGGCCATCAAACGATGCTGTTTACCGGACTTACTTGGCATTTTTAGCTATCAGTTGATCAATCTTCTGGTCCATTTTCTCCAGTCGATCAATCAACTGCCTCATGTCCTCTCGTACTTCCGCCCGTGTGATGTGGTCACGTGCCACCTCTTCACGAGTCCTATTTAGCAGAATGCCGAGCCTTTGTAGCTCGGCAAACTTTTCTTTAACCACAAAACCCAATATCGCCACGATCCCAGTCAGGACCATATTCCAGATGAGCATTTCCATGACTTAACACTTCCATGCCCGTAAGGATTTATTGATCCGACTGTTAGGGTCGTTTGCCGTTTTGGCGCTAGTAAGCTTCTTTTTCATTCCAGACATTCTCGCGCAGAACGACTTCTTGCGAGGCCCGCCTTCAGGCTGTGGAGCCTTCAGACCCGGCTTGCCGGGATTGGCACGGTTATAAGAAGCACGGCCTTTGGCATTTAAACCGCCGGACGGAGACTTTCCTTCTTTCCGCTGCCAAGCGGGGGTTTTAGCCATAAATCACCATCGTCGAAATCACGGCTGACGGGACGATGTAAATGTTGTTCTGAAAAAGCAAACCCTCGCCCGGCATCAGGATGTAATCCGCCGAAGTCGAACTTGCCTTAGTGTTAACAACAATTTTGGTAGCGCCGCTTGCGCCGCCGTCGATAAACGTAACGGTGCCAGCACCCGAATCAGGAACGATGTAGATCGCCTTTACACGGGCACGGCCAATAACGAGGCTATTCTGGTCCAACAACTGACCTGCATCAGTGCGGACCTTACTAGCTAAGACATCTGTTTGCATTGCCATCTTCCTCTCCTGTAATGGGTAAAGGGGGCTAACGCCCCCCTACGAAATCCTTACGGGACGAGACTGGCGTACAGACCGATGTAAAGCGTGGTGCTGCCGATGACAACCGGGATGCGACCTGCCTGAACCGATACCGTGCCCGACACCGAACCGGTGGTCAGCACCGTGCTGCCAATCGTCAGGGTCGTGCAAAGAAGGTTCGTAACGGTGCCAGAAGCGGCTGTCAGGACCGTGATGTTGGCCGATGCGCTGCTGATCGTGCCAGAAACAAAATTGCCCTCAAAGCCATTATCAGACTTCACCGGGCCGGAGAAAGTTGTACGTGCCATTTCAAAACCTCACATGCGAGTTGTGTTTACCAGTCTGCATGTCGTCAGTCGGGTCTGTCTGGTAAACGGTTTTTTCCCGATAACGACTGTATACCATCAAAAAAGAGGGGCTACAAGCATCGCTACTTGTAACCCCCCAATCACTAGCCCTCTAGGGAGAAAGCTATCAGGACGCGCCCGGCGAACCAAACATGCCCAGCGGGTCCGAAAAGCCGAAGCTATAACGCTCGCGGCTCTTGTACCGGACGTTGCCGGTGTCGAAATCGCCGTCCATGCTGTTTTGCAGCGGGGTACGAACGAAGTACTTCATGCCGTTCGGAACGTCGGTCGTCAAGAACCAAGCGTTCGTATCGGTCAGGTAGTGGTTCACGGTGTAACCACCCGGAATCGAACCCATCGCCTTGAGAGCGTTGATGTCGTTGTCAGCGGTCGCAACACGGAGTTCCGTGTCGAGGAGGCGCTTGGCAGTGAACATCAAAGCCGGGGGAACGATGAGCTTGTTGGGCTTCGCCGCGATCAAGAGACCACGTTCGTCGGTCCAACCAGCGATCTGAATAACCGCAGCTTCCAACGAGGTTTCGTTGAGATCCGAGGCCGTCAGACGGTTGCTGTTGGTACCACCCGAAACAAGCGGATGCGAGGCCGAGAACAACGGTTGTCCGTCACCGCCCACGTAGGACGAGGAGAAGCCATTGTTAAGGACCGAGGCCGCCTTGACCTGCTTCGTGTACGCCATAGCGCGAGCAAGAGCCTTCGTATAACGCTTGCTGCCCTCTTCCTCAGATCGGAA